TTACAGAACCCAGCCCGTTGCGATGGATAACTGAGATTCCTTAGTTACCTAGACTCACCATCAAATGTGACTCTAGCCAAAACATTTTATAAGGAATCTAAAAATGGCTTATGAAGGAGTTGATCCGTCCCGCTTAGGACTTGATTCAGGCGGTTCGGCAGGAAATGAGGATTTGTTCCTCAAGGTTTTCAGCGGCGAGGTACTTACCACGTTCGAGGAAAATAACTTGATGATGCCGCTTCACCGCGTGCGAACCATCAATAGTGGGAAGACTGCACAGTTTCCCGTAACAGGCGTTGCTTCTGCTGTATACCACACACCAGGCGATAGCCTCTTTGCTGATGAACAATCAGCCGGGAATACCTATGCTTCTAACATCAATCACTCAGAGAAAACCATCGCTATCGACGGTGTTCTAACTTCATCTGCATTCATTGCTGACATTGACGAAGCAAAGAATCACTATGAAGTTCGTTCGATTTATTCGACTGAAATTGGGCGACAGTTAGCCTACACAGCAGACAAGAACCTTATTCGTACTTGTATTGCTGCTTCTGAGACCAATTTAGATCGATTTGGTACTTCTGCGTCTAGCACAGCAGAACAGATTGCCAGTGCATATCTTGGTGCTAAAATTCTTGTTGACGGCAGTGATGCCGACGCTAACGGAGTCACCGAAGTCTCTGGTGGCGGAGGGAACAGTGGCACAGTTACTGGTGCAGATTGGGTTTCATCTCTCTTTAAGATGGCAGAACTCATGGACCTGAAAAGCGTCCCGTCTGAAGGCCGTATAGCAATTCTTCCTCCTGACGAGTATTATAAGTTGATTGCTGAAAATACAGATGCAATCAATCGTGATTATAACCCCGAAGGTAACGGCTCCGTTGCTGCTGGTAACATCGTCTCGGTTGCAGGTGTTCGTATTCTTAAGAGCAACCACATTCCTCAGACAGACGAATCTTCTGCTACAAATGTTCACAATAGTACGTCCGTCAACAACGACCCGTTTGCAGGAGCAGGCGTAGGCTACGGCGGATACGATTTTAGTCAATGCATTGGTATTGGTTTCCAAACAGAAGGCCTCGGCACTGTGAAGTTGCTAGACCTTGCAATGGAATCCGAATATTACATGGAACGTCTCGGAACGATGCTAATGGCTCGTTACGCTATGGGCCATGGCGTGCTTCGTGAAGAGTGTTGTTACTCATTCAGTAACGAGACTTGACCTTAGTTAGTATTTAGGTTATACTCATCACAGTGAGTCTCCCCTGGGGCGGCTCCTCTTCGGAGGGGTCGCTCCTTTTTTCTATTATTGGAGAATTATAAATGGCATCAACTAGAACAACTGAATTAGAGGCAATCAATACTATGTTGTCTGCCGTAGGTGAACCTCCAATCAACTCGTTAGATGGTCAATCGAATGCAGATGCGGCTATCTCTCGTAACATTCTTACAGAAATCAGTAGAGAAGTTCAGGCACACGGGTGGCACTTTAACACCCAAAAGAAAGTCACCTTTTCTCCTGATGATTCTACAAAATTCATCAATCTTCCAGACAGCGTACTTCGTATAGACATTGAATACTGGATGGAATCTTCAGGTACATCTTCGTCTTACGACACCAGAGATGTAGCCCAAAGAGGTGGCAGGCTTTTCAACAAAACCGACAACACCTACCTGTTCACTAAAGATGTGGAAGCGGGTGTAGTGTACATGCTGGACTGGGATGACCTTCCAGAGCCAGCCCGTAGATATACCACAGTAAGGGCAGCAAGAATCTTTCAAGATCGAATGGTAGGGTCTCAAGCACATCACGCATTCAGCCAAGAAGACGAGGTTCGTGCCTTGGCTCTACTCAAAGAGTTTGAAGGAGACACGGCTGACCATTCTATATTTGCAAACTATGACACATACCGCATAGTGAATAGAGCAGACGCATCACGAGGAATCACTTAATGCTAGTTACCACCAGTTTTCCTAATCTTGTAGGAGGTGTATCTCAACAGCCCTCAGCACAGCGACTTCCAAATCAGTGCGAGGTTCAAGAGAACGCCGTACCTCTACTTGTTGGTGGCTTAATCAAGCGTCCTCCTACGAATCACATTTTAGAACTCAAAGACTCTTCAGCAGCATCCATAGACCTTAGTGGTGCTTTCACACACTTCGTCACAAGAGACTCTGAAGAAGAATTCATTGTATCTCTTCCGGGTACTACTAATACAGTTTATGTGAATGACTTAACAGGAGCCGCAAAGACTGTCTATTCAGACTTAGGAGACAGTACATACCTTCAAGCAGGCGCAGGGTCCACTGCAACTATCACGTTCAGCGGTTTGCCCACGGCAGACCAGACTATAGTTATAACTTCTACAGGTGGCACAGCGAAAACATACACGGCTAAAACAGGTGAAACTCTAGCAGACGGTGAGTTTGTGGCTAATGGAACCGTGGCTGCAACAATAGCCTCTCTTCAAGACTGTATTGAACACACATCAGGAGAAGGACACAACGGTGCGATCCTAGTATCCAGCGATGGCGTTGATACTCTCAAGTTGACTCAGGCAGTCGTTGGAGTTTCAGGTGACAAGCCAATAACAAACAACCTTGGTGCGAATGTCTCTTCTTCAAATTTCAGTGGAGGGGCTGACCCAGACACTTCGGCTCTAAAAGCAATTACTATTGCTGACGTTACCTTCCTTGTGAATACAAATGTTAAAGCAAGGATGAAAGAAGATGTAACTCAACTCTCCCCCCATTCAAGGAGTCAATCGGCGACTCCCTACGATGGGCTTATTTGGGTACGCTCGTCTAGTCAGGGAATTGCCTACAAAGCCGTAGTAAGAGCAGACAGTGCGGAGTCAGATACAGAAATATCTGTAGTACATACCCCTGCCCCTGATGACTTGGGGGGAGATGGTTCTACGGGTGATCCTAATATCTACGGCTTCCCTCCCGGCTCTCCTTCTACAACTGCTATTGCAGCAGGACTAGCCTTAGGAACCGCTGTAACAGACTGTGCAGTCACTGCAAGTGGACTTAATGGAATAGCCAACTACACAGCAGAGTCCAGCGGTAGTGTTGTGTTTGTTACGAACACCGCAGAAGACTTCCAACTCACTGTAGAAGACTCTCTAGGACAAAACGGACACAAGATAATCAAAGGAAGCGTTGGTAAGTTCGCTGATCTTCCTCCTATTGCTAAGAATGGCATGATTGTCTTGGTAAAAGGTGATCCTGAATCTGAAGTAGACGACTACTATGTTAAGTTTGAAGTCAATGGAGACGGTGGTGCGGACTTTGGAGAAGGCTTGTGGATAGAGACCATTGGTCCTGCCATCAAATATCAATGGGATTATGACACACTTCCCCATATAATCATTAGACAGGCCGATGGAACCTTCATGGTTAAACGAGCCGATGGGACTACTCCCAGTTCTAATGTTCCTGTGGGTGGTAATTATGCTTCATTTAAGTTCATCCCAAGGGAAGCGGGTTCAGACCTCACTAATCCAGCACCTTCCTTTGTTGATAACACTATTAACGACATCTCATTCTTCAAGAACAGACTAGCGATCATGAGTGGAGAGAATTGTGCTTTAAGCGAAGCCGCAGAACTCTTTAACTTCTTCCGAACCACTACAACACAGTTGCTAGACATAGCACCTATTGATGTTGGTGTGGGTGGAACAGAGATCAATAAGATAGAAAAGGCTATACCGTTCAGCGACAGGCTCATACTGTTCTCTGAGAGGACTCAGTTTGCTCTCCAAGGAGAAGCCATCCTAAGCCCAATGACTGCCTCAATCACACAGGTGACTAACTGGGACGTTACTACAAAGGTGTCTCCCGTCTCTGCGGGTAGTTCCTTGTTCTTCCCATTCAACCGTGGGTCATTTAGCGGCATACGTGAATTCTATAAGACTACTGAAACCGATATTAACTTCGATGCTGTGGAATCCACGGCACAGGTTCCAAAATACATACCGGGAATCGTTGAGGAGATGACGGTATCTACCCACGAAGACTTACTGGCTGTGCTGGCTCGTTCTGGTGGTGCGGCTACTAATGAATTCTATATGTATAAGTATTACAAAACAGAGAAGGGTCGTGTGCAATCTGCGTGGTTTAAGTTTATTCTCACTGGTTGTGAGATCATTAACCTGCATTTCATCGGACAGTCCTTGTATTTGATACTAAAGCGAGGAAGTAAGACTTTCCTTGAGAAGATGGACTTGCAAACAGGACTCACAGATACAGGAAAAGCGTACACCACGCACTTAGATCGGCGAACATCTATAACAGCCGAGGAATCTGGCTTCGTGCTGGAGTTGCCTTATGACATAGAAAGCGGAGATACGATGCAAGTAGTCTCTGAGGACGGTGAGGTGATGACTATTCAGTCACAGACCACAAATACCATCACTCTTTATGAAGAATTTGCGGCTTCTGACATGTTCTATGTTGGAATACCGTATACTATGAAGTATCAACTGAGCAAGCCCGTTCTCAAAAGGCAGAAGCCTGACGGCGGGTATGAAATCATCGCAGTTGGTAGGCATCAGATAAGGTACATGACCGTGGTTTACTCCGATACTGCATACTTCTCAGTAAGAATCACCCCTGAAGTAGGGGGCAGCGATGGAACTCCCATTGATTATCCCTACAGCGGTAGGTTCTTGTCTACAGGAGGATTCCTTGGTCAGGTAGTGAGTGACTCAGGAGACTTCAGGTTTCCTGTCTTCTCTCAATCTGATGCAGTTAAAATAGAGATACTTAATGATTCTCCTCTGCCTAGCAATATACAATCAATAGAGTTTGAAGCGAACTTCGTATCTCGCTCTCAACCAAGGTTCGCTTGACACACACCAGTATTGACATTTCGATAGAAGAAGATATCTCGTATATTGCAGAGAACATGCGAGAGGCTGATCTCATGGAGATACAGGCTCTAGGTGTTCCTGATCCGCGTATGGCTCTCACTCATGGGTTTGAGCATTCAAAACCTAATTGTTACTCAGGGTATAACCATGGAGTGCCTGTAACTATGTTTGGAGTGACTCCCCACGCTGAGACTCCGCAGATCGGGTTCATCTGGCTCCTTGGAACAGATCGAATAACTACGGATATTCCTATTAGTTTCTTGAAGAAGAGCAAGAGGTTCTTACCTGTTCTAGTAGAGCCTTACGACATGGTGTGTAATATTGTGGACAAAAGAAATACCGTTCATATCAAATGGATGAAGTGGCTTGGTTTTTCTTTTGTTAGTGAAATAATTTACGGTCCTGAAAAGAGACCTTTCTACGAGTTTGCAAAGATAAAGGGTTAAATTATGTGTAGTCCTATGGCTGTAATGGGTGCCGCTTCAGCAGGAGCGCAGGGTATGGCAGCACAACGCCAAGCCAGAAGCCAAGGAGCATACAACCGACAACTGTCTATCTGGAGAGCCGAACGGTATCAACAGATGGTGGATTATCAACAGGAACTTGCGGACTGGCAAGCAGATAACTACTACAAAACAGCATTTAGTGCCGAAGAGAGTGCGCAGGGTCAGTATTCAACAGTGCTGGAACGAGTGGATCAAGTAAGAGAACAGACTCTCCATAACATAGCGAAGGCTTCAAGGGCTGCTCAAAGAGGAAGTGCATTCGTTCTTGCTTCGGCTTCTGAAACAGGAACTCAAGGAGTATCTGTAGCCCTCGCTCAACAGCAGTATGAACTCCTAGAGGCTCGGCATACCTACGTCTCATTTGAGAATCTCCGTAACGGACTAAAGCAGTCACAAAGAAACTTGTTAGGTATACAAGCACAGGCTCAAGGTAGAATAAATGCAGCAATGCCTGCACCACTGGCTCCATTAGACCCAGTACAACCCACAATGCAAGTCCAGTCCCCATCTATGCTTCCTTACTTTGTTCAAGGCGGCAGTGCCGCAGTGGGAGCAGCAGCATGGCAGCAGGGCGTAGATGCTCAGACCATGTCTCCTGCGGACTATGATGCCAACTGGGGAGGTAGTAGTTTTGAGAACTTCTGGAATTGGACAGGTGGAGGCGCAAATGAATAAGATGTATAAGGTGATAAACAATGGCTAGAAGAAAACGACCTTCAGTAAGACCGGGGGGACTAACCTCCGATCCCGTGGATAGTGGAGCCGCCCCTGTTGTTCAAGCGCAGGGAGTAGATGTCTTCACCCCTCCAGGCGCAGCAGGAATGCCACAGGCTCCTACTGCTGCTCCTCTTCCAGTAGAACTTTCTCAGCAAGACGCTAGAGATTGGGACGCTATGGGAAAAGCACTTGGAGGGCTGTCACAAACTCTTGGTCAACTTGCTAAAGCAGAAGCACTAGGTTCTCTAAAGATGGCTCAATATGGAGCAGAAGAACTCAAAGTCTTAAAAGCGGAGATGGATAAAACTGGCAAGACTTTTGCTGATATGCATGATGCGGATGCTATTCCTTTCTTTCAACATCCAGCAGCAATTAAAGCATTCTCGGCGGCTATGTCTAGGATTACGGCAGAGGAACATGATTCAGATTGGGAAATTGATACACCAAGGCGACAAGCAAGCAACCCTAACATTCTCGATCACGCTAAGATGATGCAAGAGTATGATGACGGACTCAAAGCGAAGGCTAGAGAAATCTCTTCAAGAATTGCAAGGCCTGATGTATTTGAAAGAGAACTACTGTTAGCCTCATCCCCCCTTAGAGCGAGGACAAAAAAGAAACACGAAAAGTACATCAGTGAGAAATACTTTGAACAGACGACGAACGCTTTTAAGATTGACGTGCAAAATGCTGTGCTTTCGGCGGCAGAAATGGAACCTGAGGTTACTATGAATATGACCGAAGGTCCGCCTCCTCTATTAGCGCGTATAGAAGGTTGGACAAAAGAATCTCCAGAGGACCTTAGGGAAAGGAAACTAGAATTTCTAAAAGAAAACCTTACTAACCTTCTGGATTCGCAGTATGGAGGTCCTCTTACAAACGTAGCAGGAGAACTGCTTGGGGAAAAACTAATCCACGGAGCATTAAATGCCCTTGAATTAGAGCATAGCGAGTTATTTTCCTCTGTTATAGATTCCCTAAAAACAGGTCCCAAGGATGACAGAAAGAATTTAGTAGGAAAGAAGGGAAAACTCTTCGACTTGTATTCCGATAAAAAGGACGACATTGAAAGATATCAGAATACTCTACGACAGAGAAAAGCAGACGCTATCTTTAATGCACGAGTAGGCGGCATGGAAGAAATGTTTACAGACCTAGCAGTGGGGGTTTTAGAGGGAGCAGGCGAGTGGCCGGGAATTCCTTTTGAAATAGAGAGACAAAAAAGAAACAGGTTTACTGATGCAGAATTAACTACCATGATTCTTGAGATGCATGGAGGATTCACAGAGGGTAGTGTTGAAGAATTTGGAGATGGGGGAACAGCAACTCTAAGCGGCAATACGATTACTTATAGCAATGGGAACACAACAAAGCCGATAAATCTAACTACTTCTATTAAAAACGCTAGGGGTGTAGTATTTAGAAGAGCAGTTGAAGCCAGCGAAGTAACGTATGGCAGGGGAAACATATTAGCACACGTTGGTGCTTCCGCAGAACTGGGGGTGGCGGCTCCAAGGGTTCAGCAGGTACTGAGTGCCACGTTCAATATGGCAGAGTTGGCAGACGTGGATCATATCTTTACTGACAAAGACGTACACACGGCTAAAGAAGCCTTCGCCGCTTACTCGGCAGGACGAGGAATAGGAGGTTTTAATTGGATCAATAATCATGTGTCTGGTGACATGAAACCTTTTTATGAACTAGCATATGTTTTACAGAACGATGAAACACTACAGGAAGTGCTAGGTACTACAGATACTGGAAGTTTACTCAATGTACTGGGTGGGACCGCAGGAAAAGCCCATCCTCCACTACTCGGATTTGAAGAGACCTTTCAGACTTCGTGGGCTTCCTATTTTCCTGATGAAAGTGTCCATAGATTAAATACAACTGCTGTAGAAGAAGTTAGAATGGTTGCTAAGGGTCTGATGTGGCTAACAGATTTGGACATGGAGCAGTCGATAGGCAAAGCACTGGAAGCACGAGAAGAACGAATGTTCACACTGCACAACGGAATTAAGGTCGATAGACAAGACATGACAGAAGAAACGATGACGGGATACCTTAAACTAGACAAGGATCATCATCTTTCTAATGAGATTCCACAAGTTCTGGATTACCCCATTGGATCGAGGCTTCTGGAACCCGGACTAAACCTACTGGGACTGGGAGGGCCAGTATTAGCAGGTCGCGCAGCAGTTGCAGTAGCCTCAGAAGTTCCTAAGTTATTTGTCGACATTGCACATACAGTTGATTACCTTACAGGGGGGGATGTAAATGAGTGGACTTTTGAAGCCACAGCATTATCCTTTTACCAGCGAGTCAGGAGCAACTGGTTTAGTATGAATAAAACTAGCGAAAGAGATATTACTGTACCTGAAGCACTGGAAGCAGCCGAAGACGTTCTTAGAACTGCTGCTCCAAAGTGGTTCTCAGGAACCGAAGATGTGGACATCGAGATTATTGGGTTCTTTCCGTATGAGGATGGAACAAATGGAGGCTCTCTCTACCAACTAAAAATGCAGGACAGAGACGGCACGACTCCAATGAACCGAAACAATCCGAAAACCAACAACCCTTGGACCATGGCAGAGATAGTTGATCTTGTAAAGTGGAAAGATAAGCCAAGAACTCGCAAGACTGTCGCAGAGTCTGTGGGAACATACATAACTGACAAAGGAAAAGATTTAGGCATATGGGCAGGGATGAAGCACCTTGACTACATGGAGAGGCGATCTAGAACAGCAGAACGATGGTTGGAACGCATGTCTCCAGAAGAACTGGAAAGATTAAAAGAAAAATACGTATACCCGCATACTCGTGAAGAGGAAGAGGATTAAAAATGGCTGATCCACAAATAACGCCAGAAGACGGCGGAGTTGACCCCTCTCGTCCCGTGTCTCTTTCAGAATTATGGACACCAGACATTCCTGCTGAAAGAACTCGTAGAGAATTTAATAACATCTACAAATATCGAGCAGATAAAAACATAGGTTTCTTAGGGAAACTTCACAACGCTTTTGTAGGTGAAACAGTAGCGGGGGAACTGTATAGATCAATGACCAGTCCTGATTTCAAAGAAACAGGATATGTAATTACTGATGAAGATATAAAGAAGTATGCATCAGACCTAGACCCTCACACTGCACAGCGAGTTGCCACAAGTTCTGAGTCCTTTTCAGAATTTCTGTATGAAACAAATGAAGCACGAATGACCATGAAGAGACGTGCTGAGTTATTCTCTGGAGGGCCTTTAGGAATGGCTTCCGGCTTTGGGATGGTGATGGTTGCTGCTGGGGGCGAAGCGGTCTTGTTGACTCTACTAGCGTCGGCTGTGGGAGGTCCAGCGGGAACCGTAGCGGGACTAGGTAATGCTGCTGGTCGAGTGACCAGAGCGAGAGCAATAGGCAAAGCACTGGCAATCACTACAGCAATAGATATCCCTCTGGAGACTACTAGATATGCTCTCGACAAGACTCTACGACCACTAGATGCAATGATTGCTGTAGGTGCTTCGGGAGTGCTAGGTAGTGGACTTGCTGCATGGAAGCCCGGCTTGTTCTTGAGAGAACTTCAGGATATGTCTAAAGCAGCACAACTGAAACAAGCAGCGGCTCTGCATTCGGAAGCGGGTGATGACACTCTGAAAGAGGTTGTTGATAGAACAATGCAAGAGCAAGTCAAGGTGACAGTGGTTCCCTATGATGAATTCGTTGAATCCGCAGGCGCACTCAGTCGAGTGGATATGTTCAAAGAAGCAGAGGCTCTTGGTATCAAAACAATCGACAGTGTGAAAGGCCGCGTTTCCAGAAGAACACAGTCCGCTATTCGTAAAGATATTTCTGAAGCACGTCGAATGGAAGCCCTCGGCCATGTCCCACTAATAAAGTCGCTTAGTCGAAAAGGAATGTTCACTCAGGCGGAGCGACTGGGCATCAAAACATACAAAAGAAAACATTCTGATATTCGTGCAGATATTGCTGAAGCACGTCGAATGGAAGCAGTAGAATCGCTCAGTAAACGAGAGATGTTTGACCAGGCTAAGACTCTTGATATAAAAGTATATAAAAGAAAGCATTCCGATATTCGCAAGGATATCGCAGAAGCCCGTAGGAAACTAGGTGTTAAACATGAGGTTACTGGCACAAAGGTTGTAGATGATGGAGGGAATCCTGTGACTGTTTTTCACGGAGGCAGAGCAGCAAGGGTATCAAATTTGTCGCCAAAGGATACGCCAAGATCACTCGCGTTGACTGGTCGTGGCATCTATTTCGATCTTCGACGATCAGTGGCTGAAGGATATGCAAAGAGGGCTGGTGGGGTTGTACA